CTTAGTATGTAAAACACTTCGTACATCATTAAAGGTAACCATCAAAGATGGAATCAAAGATTTTCCCGAAATTACTTGCTTGTTCAGCACTTTATCGTTAAGATAAAGTTCTCTTACCATGCGGCTTCGTCCTAAAGGATTTTGTCCAAGTCCGCCCTTATTTTGAGGGAGTTCCAAAACTACTTTTCCAATAGATCTTAACCGCGCCGGCAAATATTTTAGACCATTGTGACCCACTACACTTAAATAATTTTTAAAGTTATTGTCCATGTATGTAGGTACTTTGGTTGTAGGTATTATACCGTGGGAATGATGAATTAGACTTCCAGCGAATTCAGTAATAGTGTTTGAAGAAACACATTTATTTAAACTAACTGGTACACCTAAAAACTTTAGACTCTTCAAGTATAAACTATGAAGGTTATCATCAGAAATGATAACATCATCGCCTAAAACTCTAAAAGAATCTTCTGGATTTAAGTGTAATTGATTACATAAGTGGATTAACACTAAATTGTGTGTCAATGCAAATAGTGCAAATGATGCATACAGCCCTTGAGGTTGCCCTTTGGTGTACTGTACATATCTTTTACTTTCTAAATCTAAAGAATCAGATATTCTCCAATCCCCTAAACTTATTTCTTCAATAAGGTCCGCTTCATCATTCAGACCAACTGCCCTTAAAACAGACAGTTGAGTTGAACGAGGAAAATTGTCAGTCGCACCGCTTAAATCTACAGCATGAACATTATGTCCTAGTTGTAGTCTGTTTAATGCAAAGTCCTTCCCTTCATCTTGCTTAAATGTGCAATCTGTCGGTAATGATTTTAATACATTATTCAGAGCAGTGTGTAATGGCGCTAATGCTATTTGAAGACTGGTGTGAGGCATTGCAATTACGCGTGCTTTATAACCTTTCTCTTGGATAACTTGAATGTTGCCAGGGGATACCCTAACATTTAGCTGAGGAACCATTAATAATTCTAACCCTTTCGATTTAAGAAAAGGTACTACGCCGGGAACAAATAAGCCATCTATGAATGATTGGAAATAGTTCGCATCCTGAAAGTGACGCAGCTTCCTAGTTACTGGTTTACCAGTAAACCGAGACACAGGGCTAAATTGCCAAGTGTAACGTCCAAGTTGCTTTGCTAGATTAGTAGGTAGGGCTTTTGCTATTAAATAGCCGAAGTCTCGCCATCTATTCTGATCTTCAGGTGTGAATCCCATTTGACCAATTACTTCAATAGATTTTTTATATTGAGCTTTTGTAGTTATTTTTGATATATACCCAGTATATACCATTAACATAGAAATTATACGTCCAATTTTTTTAGCGTTTCCGTTTAATCCTAATTTAAATAATTTTTTAAAAACTGGATGAGACGGTAAGTTAGAATTTGAAGATTTAAACCAATCCGGTTTAAAGTCATTCTTATTCGCCAATTGCTGTACGAACCATAGTTTGATATCTTTCAATCTTGCTACAGTCCATTCCGGACCGGAACAGGTTTCCCATTTATGCAGAAGCATAAGAAGAGATCTTGTATCCGACTCAGTTAAACCGAGTAAAAGTAAGTGAGAACGTAATTGAGCTGATCTAGCGCTGTTGAATTTTAAATTCATTATATGCTCCTTTTATAGATGTGTATAACCAGTGCT